CACGGTACGTGAGTTCCAGCGGTTCTTCAAACGAACTTGTCGAGAGAAGGTCGGAGTTTTGAGCGTTCCGTTCTATGACCACGATATGTGGGCAGCCGGACGCTACTCCTCGAACAGGATAGCAGTGCTCAAGAAGGCATCTAGTGTTTTCTTGTTGTCTGCCATGTTCGTCTCGAAGATCTTTGTCAAGTTGGAGTCGTATGTTGGAAAATGGATTGACAACTTCAAACCTCGCATGATTCAAGCTCGCTCTGACGAGTTTCTAGGACGATGGGGCCCCTACTTCTACGGAGTCTCAAAGGCCATGGCGAAACACTTCTCAATAAGTTCAAATTGGTTCTACACTGGTTCAGTGACGGCCGAGGAACTTGGGATGTGGTTCTGCAAGGTTGGAACTGCTCCGCGCATGCTGGAAATCGATGTCTCAAACTGGGATGGTTCGATGTTGCGTGAGTATCTCATCCTGGAGATCTGGTTCATTGAAAACTGTCTCGACGTTCTACCTCCTGACTGGCCAACTCTCAAGAAGAATTGGCTCAAGGTTGACGGGAAGTGTTCAAAAGATGGACACATGAGTTTCCGCTCATCTTGGGGTCGTCGTTCTGGCGACCTTTGGACTTCAAGTTTCAATACTTTGTTGAACTTCATGTTCATAGCCTTCATCTTGGATGACCCAAATCTCATGATGATTGCCCTTGGTGATGATAACTTGTGTGGGACCTGGTCTGAACAGAGTGATGAAGAGGTCATTGCTGCCTATGCTCGTTTGGGTCTGACCGCAACTCTGCGAACTGTCACGTTGGACATCGCTGAGTTCTGTTCTGGTCGATCCTATGACATGGGTGATTGGAGAAAGTGGGGGATTCTCCCCTTCAAGATCCTTTCAAAGTTCGGTGTAAACTACCACAAACACTCAACCAAAGTACACAAACGCTTGTTGCTGGGCACAGCTGAGTCGTTGGGGCCAATCTGCAGCCACATCCCTGTTATTCGGGTCATTATGAACCGGATAGTGGAGACAGCTGGGGATCTCAAACCCATGAAAGAGATTGGGGCTAACCCCCACCGACCAGTCTCAACTCTGTGTCATCCACCTACCAACGCCACGTACGAACACTTCTCCCGAATCTACGGAGTATCAGTGGGCCAAGTGCTAGAAGTCGAAAGGGAACTTCAAGAACTGACCATTGACGACTTTCCTCTAATACTTGATAGCCCGTTCTTTAGACATTGCTTTGAAGTCGACATAGGAAAGCCAGCTGACGTAGAAGACAGGGATAGGTTCGTCCCCCTCGCCACACAACCCGAATCTCCCAACTCATGGTTGGTGCTGCTGTACTATTGCCTCTTTGTTCCCATCATCGAGGAAGCAGCCCAATCACTCTGCGGACGTCGACTATTGTTCCGACTGTCCCAGATTGTTCTTGAAGCCTACCTTCATGGAACTCCTGTTGACACGTGGCTAGTCCACCTGTGTCTTTGGGGTGCCAGCCAGTATAGTTTTGTGCTGGCGGTAGCAGTTCATGCTTTCTGGAACTTGTACGCCGTTTTGATTTGTGAACACACTCTAACAATCATGAATAATAATCGATCACGAAACTCAAGAAGGAAAGCGAGAAACCCCGACTACAACGCTCTGTTACAACAATTCACCACCCACGGTTTAAAGTACCTGGCATCACACTTGGATCCTAGAGCGGACCATGCCAAAGGTGCCAAGGTTCCCGATGACAATTTGCTCCCCTCAGTGGCACTCAACTCAGTTGACCGCTACGTCTTGACAGCTGACGCGAATGGAAACGCGGCCTGTCACATCTCTGCCCGAGCCGGAGCTCAATACAGCACACCCTTTGCCATAGCAGCGAACGGTGACATCACGTGGGGCAATGCAGGAGTCTTAGGAAGCACATCCAACGCTGACATCTACACCGATCTTAACAACGACTTCGTCCAGTACAGGACAGTCGCCAGTGGATTCGAGTTGTCATACACAGGAAGAGCTGACGAGACCTCCGGAATGGTTCGAGTTGGACAGTTTGCCAATGCGTTCTCTACCGCCGGTGACCAGTACGGATTCTCTACATGGCCAGCCACACTCGATGAAGTTGTTGCTTGTCCGTGGTCCGCCACTACACCAGTGGGAGAAGCCAAGGAAGAGCTGATCATGTTCCGCCACCTAGGAGAACGAGCCAG